TACTGCAAAAAATAAAACAAAAAAATATTCTTTCAAGTCAAATCCTACTATTACTCAAAATAATGATGACGATTTCATTGATGAAAATAATGTGTCTGATATTGTATCATCCAATCTTGTTACACATAATGACGAGTTATCACTAATAATCGTTGAATCTCCTGGAAAAATTAAAAAAATTAAGTCATATTTGAATCATAATTATATTGTAATGGCATCTGTAGGTCATATTATGGATCTACCCTTGAAAAATTTAGGTATTGATTTAAATACATTGGAACCATCTTATGAAATATATCCAGATAAGAAAAAAGTTGTCAATAATATTAAATCAACTATTAAAAACAACAATATTACGAATATATATATTGCTGCTGATGCTGATAGAGAAGGAGAATTTATTGGATATTCTTTGGTAAAATTACTCAAACTTAATGAATATAAAAGAATTGTTTTTCATGAAATTACTAAAACTGCTATCAATAAAGCAATCACTAATCCAACCGTTCTTGATAATAATATGATTAACGCTCAACAATGCAGAAGAATTATGGATCGTCTCATTGGCTTCCTAATTAGTCCCATTTTAAATAAAAAAGTTAAAGATGCACGTTCCGCCGGACGAGTTCAATCCGTCATTGTTAAATTAATTTTGGCAAAACAGATGGAACGTGACGAATATTGGAAGAATAATGATAGTACATTTTTTGTTGCAAATGCATTATTTGATATGAACGTGCCATTATTATGTCCCGATATTTTTAAATTAAAGACTAAAATGCATCTTAAAAATGAAGAAGTAGAATTAATTAAGACAAATAAAGAAACTATGATGGTTTATTTTAATTTAATTAGAACATTTATTGATGGTAGATTTGTGATTGTGAAAACAGTAGTTAGAGATGTAGTTAATTATCCTGGAAAGCCATTTATTACATCTACATTGCAACAAGCTGGATTTTATAGATATAAATTTAGTCCGGATAAGACTATGAAATTAGCACAACAATTATATGAAAAGGGTTATATCACTTACATGAGAACTGATTCGCCCAATATATCCCAAGATGCTATTTTCAAAATTAAAGAATATATTATATCTACATATGGTGAAACATTTTCACATATACGACAATTCAAATCTAATAATCAAAACGCTCAAGAAGCTCATGAATGTATTCGTCCTTCAAATATTGATGTTTTAAGTGAAAATATTTCGGATGTTATGGATGACGCTATTAAATTATATAAATTAATATGGGAAAAAACTATTGCAAGTCAAATGTCTGAAAACATTATGAAAGTTATGGACGTTCATATTGAATTAGTAATTGATGATGCCACTCTAAAAATATATGATATATCTAATCTGTTTAAAAGTCCAACTTTTATTGGTTCAATCAAAAAAGTCAGTTTTATTGGTTATAAAATTATATATCAAGAAGATGGTGAAGTCTCCGTCCGTTCTTCAAACGGACTCGAGACTAACCTTGGAGTTCCTTCAGAACTCCCGCGTGAAGAAGACGAAACAAATGATGACAATACTACCATTGATTTTAATCAAAATTATGTATGTGAAACAGATTTTAGTAATAGCATTAAACTATTAGAGATGAATTCATCAGAACAATTAAATTCATCAAAACCACTATATAATGAGCCATCTATTATCAAAACATTAGAAAAATATAGTATAGGAAGACCTTCCACCTATGCTGCATTATTAAAAAAAATAAAAGATTATAATTATGTCGAAATAAGCAATGTAGAAGGGTTTGAGAAAAGACTAACAGATATAAAATTTAATAACAAATTAAAAGTCAAGACGATTATTTGTAAAGAAAAGGTTTCTAATGTTGGATTTGAAAAACAAAAATTAGTTGCGACTGATTTAGGTAAAAGATTGGTTCTATATTTAAACAAATATTTTCCTCATATGATGGATTATAAATTTACTAGTAATATGGAATTAAAATTAGACCAAATTGCGAATGGATCTTTAGACCATAAAATATTTATTAAGGAGTTTTATGATAATCTTGTTATATGGTTATCGAACAAGGAAACTAACTAAATAATTATTTATTTAATTTATATAAAAAATAAATATAATATATATATATATATTATTGTCATGGAGGCAAACAATGGTCCAATCAAAACAGAACAGAGTGATATCCAAAAAAAAGTAGTTAATCAATCACAAAATAAAACAAAAGAGGAGGTTACAGTTGGATCACAATATGGTTCGACACATGGTTCATTAGGATATATTGGTCCTTTTGGAATTATTTTTCCTCCTGAGAAGAACAATTAATTTTCATATATAATGATTTTATTTTATATTATTATATAAAATAAACACATGATAGAACATTTTGATTTATTCATATTATTTTATTCTATTTTTATTACAACATATTTATTTGTTTCATTATCTTTAGATCTATACACATTGTGTCATAGAAAAAATGAGATTGTGCCATATATCAAATCATTAAATGTTGTATTTTATAATATTTTTTTCATGGGACCAATCTATTTCTTTTTATATACATATGTTTTATTATATGGATTTACTATATTTCCATCTGAAACTGTTTATATTTATAGTTTTAATAGTCCATTTAATTTGTTTTATGAATTAATTAATGTTATCGTTTCACTAATATGTGCCGAAATATTCTTTTATTTTTCTCATCGTCTGTTCCATTCTAATAAATATTTATATAAAACAGTTCATAAATTACATCATACATATTCAATTAGTACATATGGAATACACGCTCAATACTGTTCTAAGTTCGAATTAATTACAAATTTAATTACAGCCACATTGGGATCTATGTTGGTTCATCATCATATTATTACAATAATATTACAATCGATCGTGATGATAATAATAAATGTAATAGGTCATACCACAAATGAATTCAAGATATTTGGAAAGACAATATATTCAACAAAAGAACACAACGATCATCATTTATTATTGAATGTGAATTATGGTTTGCTAACGATATGTGATAAAACGTTTGGAACATATAAAAAATAATAAAAATAATAAAAATATATAATCTAGTTATATATATTATTAAATAAATGTTAGAACACTTAAATATAGTTTCTCAATATAATTCGATTAAAGAACATTTCGATCAAAAGGCAGCTGCTGAACAGAATGCTAAAGGATTAAATAATGTTAAAAATGTGATATTAATCTACACTCTTTTTTATTTAGTATGTTTTGTTTTGGCATTATATTTCGCTCATAAATATTTAGCAATTAAAGACATTCGTGGATTTGAGGCTTTCGTAATTTACATACTTGCAGCGACATTTAATGTGCCATTCTTAGTTTTTTACTTTATTTCAAATTTATTAAAAAAATAAATTTCTAACAATAATATAATATGATTGAATATACAAATATATTTTCACAATTAAATAGTATATTTCCAAATAATACTATTGAGAATTTTTCTATGCCAAAACTTGCTATGCCTATTATAACTACAGCTCAAAAAGCCCAACTCGTTTTATATGCATTAGCCACTTTATCGGCTGTTATTATTGCTAATAGTTATTTTACTAACGTTCATGGTTATGCTAAAATTGGACTCATCTTAATGGCTGCCATTTTTAATATCCCTTTTATTTTCTTCTGGACCATTTACCACGTCCAGCTTAAAGATCCATTTGTTAAAAATCCAGTATCCTAAATAATATATTATTTTTTATATATTATTTATTATTTATTATTTTTCATTTATAATTTTATGTCCTTATTGAGATTAATGATATTGCGCCAGATGCAATAGCAGCTTTCATATTTGCAAAATTAATGCTTCCACAGCCTGTTATATAATCATAACCTGTTATTGGATTATATCGGTTGGTCCATGTAACTGTTAATGATTTAGTTGTTACATCTTTTGTGTTTGTATTTATATTATTATAAATTAGAGTCATTAAATTTGCTTGATTTAATGATACTTTAACATTTTGATATGATGGATTAGTTTGGACCAATAATGCGATAGTCGCTGCAAATATAGGACAAGCCAAACTGGTACCACCCCAAATTCCATTCATTCTTCCATTTAAAAATACATATACACCTGTATATGGATCTGCAAGACCTGATATATCGGGTATTGCTCTCTTAGTTGGCACTGGATTCAACGAATTTTGGAATAATGGTCTCGGTGTTATTGATGATATTCCACCACCTGCTGAATTCCATGCAGATTCAATATATGTTGGATTGGATATATTTAAAGATGAACCACCTACTGCAATTACATTAGTACAAACAGCGGGAGCAAGTTGTGTTGTATTATTTGTATCACCTGATGCAGCACAATATATTATTCTAGTAGTGGATAAAAAAGCTGTATTCAAAGATGCGACAGTAGAAGCACTCTCTGTAGCTCCCCAACTCATTGACAATGAAACAATATTGGTTGATGGTACAAGAGTTGATGTTGTGCCTACAATACTATTCGCAAATTTAACCGCATTTCCTAAATTTGTTAAAGATGCAGACCATGATAACATTAAAATTATGTCTGCAGATGGTGCTATAGTGTGAGCGTATTGAACGTCCAAAGCAATTTCAGTATCCCATCCCGCATTTGATGGAATATTTGTTGGTTTCGTTTTTGTAAATGTTGTTGAACCACTTCCACTTTGATATAAGATTGTGAATGTTCCAAGTCCGTTTGGAGTTGGATTAGTTCCGACATTAAGGTTCATTTGAGGGATATTAAAATAACTACTAAATAGATTTAAATCTGAACCATAAGAACCAGTACAGTTTGCATCTACTATTACTATTGTTGGATTAGTATTGGCAACAGTATATGCACTACTAGAGACACTCGCGCCTTGTGAATTGATATAATAATTTACGATTTGTTGGGGCGATAAAACAGGAACTGATGTGGTGATTATTGCCAACGGATTTACAGTCTGATTCGGTGCTGAAACAGGCACCGGTCGGTTTATGTCTGGTTTAGCAATAGTTGATTTACATAGCGGGACCAATTGACGTGATAACATTGTATATTCATACAATTTGGCATATTTTGGGTTATTCATTTTGTATATATATATATATATATGTATATATAATTATTTTGGAGTATATGAAAAACTATATATAGCCTTTACCAGAAGCCTATATATAAAAAAATTGAAATAGTTAAACTCAATTTAAAGCAATATATTATTGAAGATTATATATAATGAAGAAGACATCTATTGCTTTTAAGAACATCAAAGGGGGGGTTAAGGTATTTGCGAATGCCGTACCCAAAGACGAGGTTAAACCAAAAGAAGAAACTAAGCCAAAGGAGGTGGTTATGGTAGAGAAACAAGAGGTTTCGGTCCAACCATCACCCAAAAGAGAGGTTATTAATGAAATAGTAGTTAATGAAGAAGAGACAGTAAAGTCGAATCCATTACCTGCTTATAAAAAAGTAGAGAAAGAGATTTCAGCGGAAGAGTTACTTCTTTCATTGAAATCAGGTTCTGATGATATTTTGAATGTAAAAAAACAACAAAAAACTAAATCAATATCAGTTCCATTAGAAGTGAATATGAATGATACAATATCAAAAATGTATGAAAAACTCGGTAGTTCTACTGAAATCAAGGGTTATAATGGTCCAGCTTGCCATACATTTGATGCAATGAAATTAAATCCTCTATTATTGAAATCAATTTATGGAGAATTAAATTTTGAGTATCCAAGTCCTATCCAGTCGGTTGGAACAATGCCAGTTATTGAAGGTCGTGATGCATTAGTTCAAGCGCAAGCTGGAACAGGTAAAACGGCAACATATATGATAGCTGCATTACAAAAGACAAATCCGGCGATTAGAGGTTGTCAAACGATTGTATTATCACCAACTAGAGAATTATCGGAACAAACATTTGAAGTGAGTAAAAAACTTGCAACACATATGAATGTTTCAATTGCATCACACATTGGTGGTATAGTTAGTAAAGACATTCGTGGTGTTTCATACGCTCACAATGTTAAATCAAGTGATGTAGGACATTATGAAGAACAGATTGTAATAGCAACACCTGGAAGATTATTAATGTTATTAAATAGAGGTTTTATTAAAGTAGAAAACATTAAATTAGTAATATTAGACGAAGCTGATAATATATTATCTCAAGGATTTATGGAAGATATCGGAAAGATATTTAGAAAAGTTCCAGAGAACGTCCAGATTGCACTATATTCTGCAACATTAAGTAATGAAATTATCGAACTATCAACACAGTTTATGATTGAACCAGTTCAAATTTTAGTTCCTCAACAAGAACACGTTATGACTGATAATCAAAGTCAATATACAGTTCAAGTTGATGATGAACGAAAAAAATTAAATGTTCTAAGTGATGTATTTACTACTTCAACAGGACAAACAATTATATTTTGTAATAGAAAACACACTGTTAATTACATATACGACCATATTAAATCGTTAGGAATTCCAGTAGGATGTATTAATGGTGAAATGGAACAAGCAGAAAGAGAACAATCGATGGAACGATTTAGAAAAGGTACTTATAAAGTATTAATTGGAACTGATATTATTGCAAGAGGTATAGATACTGTTGTAAATTTAGTGATTAATTATGATATACCGAACATTCCAACCCAATACGTCCATAGATGTGGTCGAACTGGAAGATTTGGAAAACACGGTTATGTTTTGAATATTGTTAATAATGATGAAGTTGATAAGATTAAACGTATAAATCATCGTTTTCATATCAAAGCACTACCATATAAACAATTTATGGAACGCTCTGCAATTAATATTTAATAATGTTTAATAATATTTAATAATAATAATAATATAATTTCTTTTATAAAAAACAATAAAATAATAAAATAATAAACTATTGTTATTTTATTATATTCATATATCATATGAGCGGATTAAAATTTTATACCAAAGAAGATCTACAACTTATCCATGATAACATTGATGAAATAGAAACAAAAGCAACTAAGGAAGGATTTAAGATTTTAGATCCTAAAAATGACGAATATAAATATGTTAATTCAATAATATTAGACTTTATTAAGGAAAAAAAAAGAATTATATATGGTGGTTCCGCGTATCACGCCATTATAGAACATTATCGTAAGGATAAAGACGGAAAAAATAAAATTTATCCGGATTGGGACCGTTATGATATTGAATTTTATACACCAACTCCAATTGCTGATTTAGTTGCAATTTGTAATAGATTATATAATGCAAAAATAAAGTATGTAATAGGACGTCAAGCACAACATAATGAAACATTTACAGTGTTTGCTAATTTTTTACAATATTGTGACATGTCATATATGTCATCCAATATTTACAACAAAATTAACACCATTAATATTGACGGAGCTACTTATATTCATCCTGATCTCATTCTAATAGACATTTTTAGAATGTATAATGATCCTTTAACCAGTTATTGGCGTCTATCTAAGGTCTTTAAACGAATGCAACTTTTAATGGATAAATTTCCATTTGAATTCACTAAAGCTAAGCCGATTGAACTAAAGACAACAAAAGATCACACTGAGATCATTGAATATATATTACCAAAATTAGTTAATGAATATAAAGAGCAGTCTGACCCAAAATTTTTGTTTGTTGGTGAGTTAGCTTATTTAATTTATACTAATCCGGACAAGCCAGTAAATACCGGTGATAAATTATCCCAACTTGAAATTGTTACTGATGATGTTGATGAATTATTTGAATATATTAACGAATTGACATATGTGTGGACTCATGATAAAAAAAAATTATTAGATCATTCGAATGTATTCAGTGTTAAGAAATATAGTAGATTTTTCCAATACTGGGACAAACGTACTATAATTTTTTTCAAAGATAGACCATTAATTACTATTATTGGTTCTAATAATCGTTGTATTCCTGTTTTAAAAAGTACTATTTTGTCTAAATTGGAAATTAATATTGGGACGTTCTTAGTGGTATTTAATTATTTCTTTATAGGACATTATTACGAGAAAATTTGCAATAAAGGATTTTATTTTGGAGATCGAAACTTTATCAATTCACTTCTTTCTGTCCGTAATCAATATTTGGAATCTAAAAATAAAACAGTTTTAGATAATACTATTTTTAAAGAATTTGTTATTGACTGTATTGGCGAAACTATGGACTTCTCTAGAGAATTCTTATTGGAACTTAATCGTAAAAGAGAAAAAGGCATCAAAGGTATCTTCTCTTATGATCCAACAACATCAATTGGTACATCTATTGCTAATATTGAATTCGAACAATCTGATGGTCTTGAACTTATCTAATTATTTATTATATATAATATGTTATTTTATATAATAAAATTATTTATTAATTTATTTATTTATTTACTTATTTTTATTTAGTATGAACGACCGTCTCTCAAAATTGTGTTTATACCAATAGCCCAGGTATTACTTCCCGTTATTCTGTTGTTTGCATCTTGTATTTGTCCTGTAATATTAGTGATATAATTTGTCACAAAGTTTTCTGTTATATTATTTTGAATGGTTATGAATAGATCACCTCCTTGATTGTCGCCGCTTGAACCCTCAACTAGACTGTTATATAATTCTACAAAATTTACTGATAATGAATTATAATTGTCTTGTAGTTCTTCAATCTCATTTGTCAAATATATTAATTCATTTATTAAACTAAACGGACCTGTTGCACCTACAAATCCTGTGATTCCACTGTTCTCATTAAAGATAAATTCATATATGTAATTCAATAATGCCTCATTAATGTTACATCTATTTTTTGTTTCTTCTATTTCATGATGATGATCTTCTATTTCTCTTCTATGTCGGCGTAATGTATCAACATTATCATTAATTAATCCATTTTGTTCGTCTAATCTACCTCTATGTGATGATAATGTATTAATATTCTCATTAATTAATCCATTTTGTTCGTCTAATCTACCTCTATGTGATGATAATGTATTAATATTCTCATTAATCAATCCATCTTGATCGTCTAATCTTCTTCTATGTGATGATAATGTATT